ACGTTGAAGCTAAGTTAGCTGCAAAAGACGCAAAGATTGACGACGTACTCAAGCAGTACAAGACTGAACTAGAAGAGAAGACTGCAGAAATCGAAGCCATGAAGAACAGCAAGAAGACTTTTGCTGATCGTTCTGGTAAAGGCGACATTTCTAAGTGGGGCCAAGACTTCATGTCCGCACACCTACTAGGTGTTATGACTCAAAAAGGCATGAATACTTCTTTTGCTCAAGACCTACAAGAGAAAGCTGGTATTGATTATACTACTAACGCAGCTGACATTGATCAGGAAGTTTCTAATCTCATCGAGAAAGAAATCATGAATGAGTTGAAAGTAGCTCGTTTGTTCCGTGAAATGACAGTAAATGGTGCAGCTACTGTACTACCAATTCAGCCTGATGTAGATCCTGCTGTATTTGCAACTGCCGCTACTGCTGGTAACTTGGAAAACAGAGGAGCATCTAATGCTACTTACCGTCCTAAGCAAGTAATCTTGAACGCTTATCGTTTAATTTCTAGTTCTTTCATGGACAACGATGTAGACGAGCAAGTTCTTATTAACTTGATGCCTATGCTTGTTGAATCAGTTGCTCGTGCACACGGTCGTGCAGTAGAGAATGCTATCATTAACGGTTCAGGTTCAGTAACTGGACTTGACGGATACGCAGCAGCTCACGGTACTACTTTAGACGTATCTGATGGTACTCGTCTAACTGCAGCTTTATTGCTTGCAGCTCGTGAAGGAATGGGCAAGTATGGTATCAACCCAACCGACATGGCTTACGTTGTAAGTAATGACGGATACTACGATCTATTGAACGATGCCAACTTCCAGACTTTGGATGAAGTAGGATCGGATCTAGCAGCTCGTATAACTGGTACTATTGGTGCTGTATTCGGTACTCCAGTTGTAGTATCTGAAGAGTTCGCCGCTCCTGGAGCAGGCGTACCAGCAGCATTCGCTGTTAACACTCGTAACTATGTAATACCTCGTCTCCGCGGTGTAACCGTTGAGCAGGACTACGAAGTTATGAATCAGCGTCGAGTAATCGTTGCTAGTCAGTCTCTTGGATTTGAAGAGCTGATAGCTGGAGCTACTGGTGCTGAGCCAGTGATCAAGATTGATTACATAGCATAATACTTAACAGTATAGAAACGAGGGGGAGTTTATCTCCCCCAAGTTTTTACTCATGGACTTATAAATGGCAAACTTAATAGACATAGATATTTACAAAACTTCGGAAAAAATAGAAAGTACGAAGGACGATAATCGTATCAATACTTTGATAACGTCTGTAAGTCAATTAGTAAAAACTTACTGTGGAACCAGTATAGTAGATCACTTTTCCACAAATAAAGTAGAAGATTTCAATATAAACTGGGGCACAAATATAGCACAACTAACAGAAAGCCCTGTAAATGCAATAGTCTCAGTTCAAGAAAGAGATAATTTTTCTGCAAGTTATACAACAGTACCAAATACTGAATACTACTTAGATAAGGCAACAGATAGCGTATATAGAGTTACTACAGGAGGACAGTATAAAGCTTGGCCAACAGGACCAGCTTCTGTAAAAATTACTTATAAAGCAGGTTATGCAGATTGCCCAGCAGACTTACAATTAGCAGTAATTGATTTAATTACTTACTATTTGAAAGATGAGCACAAAGCTCGTCAAACTATAGCAGGAGCTAGTATACAAAATAATAGCTCTTCAAGTCAACGTAATAACGTAGCGTTCCCAGACCATATTAAGAGAGTCTTGGACCTATATAAGAACTTTTAATGGCAAAGCCCTATAAACCCAGAACGATAAAAGGGGTATCAGATAGATTAGCAAGAGATGTTTTTGTTAAATCAACAGTTTTAAGAAAAGCAATAGATCGTGATAAAAGAGTTAAGCAACTTGCAACTATTCCTGGAAACTATGCCGAACAGTACGAAGCTTTACAAAAAGTAACAGAACAAATGGTAAAAGAGCACGGAGCCGGTTCTCGTAAGATAGTTCCGGGTACTCGATTACAGGTAAGAAGCGCACAGAATATTTTTAGTGGAGGAGGAAACTTTAGGCAAAATAAAAGATTCCTAGAACAACTCATGCCAGAAATGAAAGAGTCCCATGAATTAGGGCATAAAAATATAAGTGTTCTTAGAGGTAATATGGCTTTAGCTTTAAACGTGATGGATAAAGATGATCCTCGCAGGCCTCACTTAAGAGCCTTATTTCAAACAGTAAAAGAGTTAGATAGCTTAGTAGATAAAAGTGATTTAAAAAATGCAAATTTAAACTATGTATTAGAACAAGTTAGAAAAACAGCTTCGGCAGAAAGAAATTATACCATTGAATATCAAGCAGATGTTAATCTTTTATCAGGTATAAATGGAGCAATAGAGTTAGAATATGAATTTGGACCTCTTAACCAAGAAAAAGGAAAAGTTTCAGCCTTTATAGGTGAATTATTTAAAGACTTAATTCAAGAAGAAGGAAAAAAAGTAGAAAAGTTTTTTGAAAATATAGATATTACAGGATTAAAAGGATCCCCCACACTAGAAGAAGATATATTAGATGCAGTAACAGAAGCTATAGATCCTAAGAAAAAGAAGAAGAAACGAAAAAGAGGTAGTAGCGCAAAAAACTCTATAGCTAAAGCCGCAAGCACAAGGGTCACAAAGAAAAAGTTAAAAAGAGTTAGGTCTTCAAATATTAAAAAAGGTGTCTCTAGCAGTCCTTTGCGTTTAATAGGCGTTATAAATAAAGAACTACCTAATACTGTAAGAAAAAATATGCAAGAACCAGGCTTACAAAGTAGAACAGGACGTTTTGCAGAGAGTGTAAAATTAACAGATGTAGTACAAACACCTCAAGGATTTCCTAGTTTTGGTTATACATATCAAAAAAATCCTTATCAAGTATTTGAAATGGGAAGAGGTCAAGCTCCTTGGGCGAGCCCCGAAAGAGACCCAAGAAAAGTAATTGACAGATCTATAAGAGAAATTGCAGCCCAATTTGCAATTGGTAGATTTTACACTAGGAGGGAGTGATGGCAGAAAGAGGTTATACAACACGACGCTTAGGTATTGTAGAAGCTATCGTAAATAAATTAAAAGATATTGACGGAACAGGACAGTTTCTGAGTAATTTAGAAGAAAACGTTTCGCCACGTTTAAAGTTTTGGGATGAAGTAGAGGAATTTCCTGCTGTTCATCTTAATGCCGGCTCCGAAACGAGAGAGTATCAAGCCGGAGGATATAAGGATAGGTTTCTATCTATTACACTAAGATGCTACGTTCAAGCAGAAGATGCAGTCGCCGCACTCGATGAGCTGCTAGAAGATGTTGAAACTGTAGTAGAAGAAAACTCTCGATTAAGGTATAAGGATCGCAATAACGTAGATCACTATACACAACAGATCACAGTCGTTACTATAGATACTGACGAAGGTGTGCTTGAACCTTTAGGCGTTGGAGAGATGCTCATAGAGGTTCGATACTAGAAAATGCAGGCACGAATAAAAATTCACGTCCTAGCCTTTTCAAGATAACATAGGAGATTAACTATGGCTGATACATTATATTTTAGTAGAGATACGCAGGTATTCATTAAAATAGGCAGCGCTATTTGGACTATGCCTGTTCTTGATGGATTCTCTTTCTCACAAGCAACAAACGCTTCAGAGGTTACTCTGAATGAAATGTCGGATTTAACCGGCAATAGTCGTAGAGCACGACAAATGTTTACTGATTCGTATGCACCTGCAGAGTGGAGTTTCTCTACTTATGCTCGTCCATTTGTTTCAGCAGGCTCAGGTGCAGGCGCAGCCGACAGCAGTGCAAAACATCACGCAGTAGAAGAAGTACTTTGGGCAATGATGGTTGGAGATGCAGCTTATTCTTCAAATACTTTTACAGGATTTACAGCAGATGCTGCAGATCTTGATATTTCTTTTGCTAGTTCAAATAAAACTACTTTGGGAACTGCCGATATCTTTTTTGTAATGGGAGGAGCAGGTTCAGGAACAAAAACTACCTATAAAATTGCAGGATGCTGTGTAAACGAAGCCTCTTTAGATTTTGATATTGATGGTATTGCTACTATTAACTGGTCAGGGTTTGGTACAATTATTACTGAAGATACTGCACCTACAGCAACTA